ATCTGGTGATTCATATTCAGCATCAATATTAGTAGCCGTACCAGCAGGATTAAACTGATCTCCTGTATCGTGATTATATACGTATCCTGTATAATCTCCATGATATATTTTTTCTATATTATCTTTATCAAATCCTGATGTGAAGCCTTGACTTGCTTGTATTCCTAGTAATTCTGCCCATTCAAACCTACTTCCGCCTTCTGGATTTATTCTTAATGTTCCTACTACTCCTTGAGATGTTTTTGTAGATAATGAAGATGAACCATAAAATAATCTATATTGTGATTTCTTTCTGATAACTGCACTACTAATATTATATGAATCTATATTGACAGCAATATCTGTAAAAATAGGAACTACTTTTCTGCTTAAAGAACCAAGTTCTACGTCACCAATTCTTGCCGTTCCTGCAACAGTACGAATACCATCAGGTGCTAAAAATAATAATTGTCCACCTACTTCTTGAATACTTGCTCCGTCTAAGCAACCAATATTTTTAGTAATTGGTTCTATTGCAATACTTGCTGAAACATTTATATTTGTTAGTTTATAAATACTGTTTCTACAAAATATTATTAAGTCATCTCGGAAACTTCTTAAACCCACTACTTGATCATCTAATAATATACTTCCAGAACCACTTGATGTAAAGTCATCTATATCACTTGTTCCACTATAATAAATAGTATTTTCTGACGTTCCTGCTCCTCCAACAACTAAATGCTTATCATGGATAACACAGTATTTAGGATATTCTGTGCTGCTTACTGTTATTTCTTTTGCAAAAAATGTTCTGTTGCTTAACGAAGAATCTGTGCCTGTCATCTTAAAGTAGAATGGTTTAACTCCTGTGCCTCTATCGGTTATGATTAATTCACCATAATCTGTATCTCCTTCATAGATTGCAAAAGTTGCTTGACCTTGAGAGGTTCTTGCTAAAGCACTACGACCTGTAAAGGTGCTATAATTATCTCCACCAGCATCAACACTAGCCATGTTTATCTGTAACCAACTATTTCCGTCTTGACTAAAATATATGTTTGTTCCTGAACAAGCAACTACTCCGTCTGCATATACACAAAGTCCTAATATAGGATTTGTACTGTTTGGTCTTGTTCCATCTCCTAACTGGCTATAACCATTAATACGTCTATATCCACCTGTTGTAGAAACTTCAAAATTCTGCAAACGAATAGCTTCACCTGGAGTACGAAGTAACTCTAACTGGCTTGAAACTTTATTCAAACCTCCTTGACAAGCTAGTGCAAATGGTTGTGATTGTGCCATATTATTATTATTATTATTAAATTACTGTCATGTATTTAGGTATAGGATTTAAGAGATTTGATCTCATTTGTTTTAATCCTTTCTTATAATCATCTAATGCAAAAGCTGATGCTTGTGGATTATCTTTAAATTGCCACATATAATATCTAGCTCTTGCCAATAAAACTGGTGTATACATATCTGGAAATACAATTGCATCTCCATGTGCGCTCAAAGCTGTAGGTAGATCCCAAGCAAAGAACCACACTTTATATACTTTTTTTGGAATTGGGCTAAGTCCGAAGTTTCTTCCGTCTGGACTTCTTATTACTACACTTGGTTCTCCCCAATTCTGTGCATCAGCATCGTCTATATTTTCTGCTTCTCTTCTATAATTTTTCCAATCTGCAAGAGTTACATATTTTAAATTTTTACTGATGTATGGTGAAGACTCTCCACTAACACTAATAGTTGTTAGATAAAAATCATCCCAATCAATTGAACCATAATCTGTTGTAACAGAACTAGAGGCTGCTTTTAATTCATACCAACGAGTTCCTGCTACAGTTTCTACAGAAACATTACCATATAGAGGATCTGTTGATCCGCTTTCTCCTGTAGCCAAAAAAGACCATTGCGGTTCTGAACTAACAATATCGTTGTATGCTCTGTTTACGCAATCTTTAACGTGCTGTTGTATTCCTACAGCACTCGAAAAATTTGCAGATGTTAATACAACTTCATTTGATTCACGCAATAACTCATTTGATAGTTGTAAATAAGTTGTTGCCATTACATTTTATTCCTTTTAAAATCTTTATTATTATCACCGAAGATTCTATCCCAACCTTCGTTATATTTTTGTTTATTTGCTTTATTATAAAACTTAGCAGATAAACCTAATTTTCTGTTGCCTTTCTTTTTATTCTTTAAAATTACAGGTCTTTGGTCTGTTCCCATCTGTGGCATATATTCTTTCCTAGTTTAAGTATGGGGAAGATGAATATATAATTCTCTTCCCACATACCATTTTGCTTGCGCTCAACTATTGATTAGTCAATTGCATAGAAAGCTGATACCAAAGCTTCGTCACGAAGAACGTCTGCACCATAAACGTGCAAACCTCTTACGATGTCACCAAAACTGGAAGGATCACGAAGAACCTCCGTTTGAGTGATAGCTTGGGCTGTAGCCGTAGAACTAATATGTCCAGCTAAACATTTACCACTAGCTGTTGAAGCAGCAGCAACATTGTTGGATTTATACATATTAAAACCACGTAGCTTTCCACTTGATACTAATCCGTTGCGAAGTGAACCCATTCCTGCGTTATAGTCTACTGACATTAGTTTTGAACTAGATTGAGACAATTGCTCATACCACGAAGGCGGAGCGACAAACCATCTACCTTCATCAGGGATGTTTTGTTCGTCTAATAGTCTAGCCATATATGCCATTACATCAAGGGGATCAGTTCCTGTACCATCAGAACCTGTTAGGTCGATGGAATTAGAACCGCCTTGATGCTGCGCCATTGTTTGAGTAGCAGCAGAAGCATCCGCACCTAATACGTGATCAGGTGAAGAGCTTGATACTCCACTAAACATTTCAGCAATTACGCCTGCATCAAATGCATCTTTCAATGCATAAGCAGCAGCACTAGAGGCTGCTTCTTTCCAATTCACATGAGACATTGATTTTTCAATATCATCAACTTTGAATTTGAAGGCGTTAGCTATATCAACAGTTAAGGTTTCTTCGGCATCAGTCAACTTCGTTTGCGTTACGTCTTGACCTCTTTCATACTGATAAACAGTAATCGTAGGTTCTTTGACGATACGTACCGTATCTCCAAAAGCAGATATATCACCAGAATAATCGGTGTTTGTAATAGCTTCTGCTACAGAGGCTTTTCTAAAAAAGTTAAGAACCTTCTTGGAATAGACCTTCGGCATGAAGAAACTATTGTTCTGATTGGTTACGGAGTTCCCAAAGTTGGCATCAGTATCAGTTGACGGCTCAAATAGAGCGTCTGATTGATTATAAGCCATTGTATTTACCTTTAATTGTTAAAGATTAATATTACAATCGTACTCTACCTTCTTCCATAGCTCGATCTATCTCTGATTCAAGACGATCAAACTCGTCCATAGGTAAAGCTGCGATCTCCTCTTGAGTCCATATTTTAGACTGTCCTGCATTAGTATCTACTGTTGTAGTCTTTGTAGAAACCATATCAGCAGCCTTTGAGTTGGAACTCTTATTAGACTTCTTACGAGTCTGTTTGCTTTGCTGTGATCTTGCACCAATTAATCCAATGTCTTGTTTAAATAAATCAATTGCTCGACCTGCTAAACCGACATTATGCGGATTATTATAAACCCATGCTTGAATATCTTCTGGTTGTTCTTTTGCCCAATCGTGAAAATCATCACTGTCTCGAATGGCTGCAAAATCAGGATGCTTATTCAGCAATTCAGATTCTGCTTCTCTTCGTAAGGCTACTGATTCACGCTCTTGTAAAGCTTGGACTTGAGCTTGTAACTCTTCAGTCTTTGATTCACTCTGTAAATGTGAAACAGTTTCAACCACATCATAAACATCTGGATATTGAGCTTTAAAATTTTCGAGTTCTTCAACAGTTTTAGGAGCTTTGTACTCTGGTCTTGAAGCTGTTGCTTCATTTATAAGTTCTTGCTCTCTGCTTCTAAACTCGTTCAGCTTACTATCGTAATGCTTTTTCAAGTCATCATACCTTTTTTTATAGTTAGGCTTTTTATAAGGTGTAGCTTTCTGTGCTTTTGGTCTTTCTTGTTGGTCGCTCTCTTCCTCCTCTTGTTGAGTAGGTTGAGGTGCAACAAATAAACTATCAGCATTTTCAACATTACCTTGTGGCATAACATCATCCGTATGCCATGATTTTTTCAAATTATACGGATTAGGTACTGGTCTATTCTCTTGTGCTTCTTCACTAGAAGCAACATTTTCATTATCAGTCATTTTTACTCTCCTTCCTTCGGGCTTGTTTCTTATTTAAGGTCGCTTATTCCAAGAACGTCTTCATAATAAGTGCTTGTATAAACAAGGTAGCTCTAAAAGGTCTTTTTACTTTTTTATATTATGTAGAGTGCTGTTTGACTATAACAGGTCGCTCTACGATTAACTAACTAGCGAATAAAGTATTTCTAGGATTTAGACTGTCTGCAATTCTCTTTTGCCGTTTAGCTACTTCTGATTCAGGTAATAAAATACCTGCTTCTTCAATAGGTTTCTTAACAGCTATAGGTTGAAGTGCTTCTTCTTCTATTTCTTCTGTCGATACTTGACCGCCAGTTTGTGCTGTTCGTCTAAACTCCTCATCATCAGCTTCCGCTTCGGCTACTTCCATTAAACCATGTAGGTTATCTGGACCGATTTGGTTAGCTGCTTTAGAAGTCATAACGAACTCTCCATCCGATAACCTTGCAGGTATCGAATCGGAAACAGCATTTCCTGGACCTTCAACAGATCCAGCTCCTGAAAATTCAGATGCCGTTTCGACAACCTTGTCAAAGATCATACTTAATTGATCATCTCCGCCAAGCCTGTCCAAAAGGTACTGCTCTTCTTCAGTTGTTAATGCTTCGTCAATTACGAAGTCTATATAATCACCTTCCATTTCTTCGTCTGGAAGCATTGTTTCTGTAGGTTCTTCTACTGTTTCTATAGGTAATGCTTCTTCTTCTTCTGGCATTATATCTGCCATTTGTTCGTCTATTGCAGGACCGCCTTCTGCAAACTGTTGAGAACTTGTTGTAGGCTGCTCAATATTAGATGCTTCATTAATTGATGCAACAGCATCACCTACTCTAAAGCCAAGATCATCATTATCAAATTGTCCTTTTACATTTAAAAGTTTCATAAGTGCTTTTTTAAACACCATTATTTTTCTCCTTCCTCTTTTCTATTAAGTGCTTCTTGCACTGTTTCTTTAAGCTGTTCCAACCGTACCAGAGAATTGATCTTCCCCTGGTAACGGAACATTTCCTGTTCCGATGTTGCCACCACCAGTGCCTGTAGCTCCAAGTTCTTGAGGTTGTTCAGGTGTTCCTTGAACGCCTCCCATAGCTGCTTGTTGTTCGCCAGTGGCTTGAGCCTCTGTGCCAGTTTCTTGTCCAACATTTTGTTGCATTCCTATAATTTGTGCCATAATAGCTGCTTCCTCTGGATCATTGAGTATCTCATCGGGATCAAGATCCAAACTATAGGCTAGTTCACTAATTAATTTAGAAATCTTAACAAACGGAGCAATAGCTGGATTCTGCACAGTCTGTAAGAAAGTAGTCAATCGCTGACTTCTAACTTCTTTCTGCATCAAACTATTTGTTCCCATAGCTTTAACTTCTAAATCTCCCTCGATTCCTAGCTTGCCTTCCATGAATTGCATATTCCATTGGAAGTATGCTTCTCCTAAAGGTTTAAGCAAGAAATCATCTAAATTCTTTACAACAGTTTTTATATTTAAACTAGCTGCACCAAGTAACATCGACATACCAGAAGCTGTTCTTGTCATGCTTTGAACTCCTGTTTGTCCATGACTATAACTTGGTATGCCTGTTTGTTCGTCTGCTAGTTGTCTGAAACGATCAAACATCATCATATTTTCAGGTGCAGTATTAGGGAACTTTAACCCATGAACTGCTTGACCTGGCATTCCAGCTTGTCGCCTGAATATTTTACCTGGATATATCTCCATGTTTTGTCCACCAACAAGAGCAGACTCGTCTACGTCAAACACAAGTGATCCTGCTAATGCAAGATTATCAATTGCCATTCTTGCATGACCATTCATAATCTTCTGTGAATCATCCATGTTCTCTGCAACTCCTATACCAAAGAAGTTGTATGGGTTTCGTTCATAAGGAAATGAATGATACGGAATCCTGCTTGGTGTAAAAGGATTTATAACTGCACGAAGCAGTTTTCCGTTACAAACCCAAGCATTAATCTGGAGTTCATCTAAATCATCTATACCTTCTGGAACATCAATATCAGCTTCTCGCAAATATTCGGCATCCATAATTCCCCAATATTCCAAAACTTCATATTTATCTGCTCCGTAGTCTTCACTATTTTGATCATCTTTTAATTGAGAATCATAATAACGAGATTCGTAGTTTGCTCCCATCATTAAACATTCACGAATTGCATCACTGTCAAAGTAAGGCATCTTGCGTAAAGCTCTTAATTGACTTTTGTTTATCTTATGTCTATGGAATATGTATTCACATTCTTCTATATTTGTTGCAGAAGGATCTGGAAAGAAATCCCAAACACTTACAAATTCAATACGAGGCACTCTAACATCAACAGGAGCATACTCTCTTTCTCCTGTGTCTTCACTTTCATCCCAACGATTTAAAGTCTTGTTAAAATTAAAAGGTCCTTTAACTATTCCAGTGCCTAGTAAGGCTGCCTCAAGAAGTGCATTTCTAATTTCAGACGATCCTTTAGATTCATCAATCTGATCATGGATTAATTTCTCCATTCGTCTTGCTGCTTTCTGAGCAGGTTTAATTTCAGGAATTTCAGGAATTGGTGAAAGCCCTGAAGAAAGTATTTCAGAAGCTTCTTCTTCTATAAA